AGAGCGTCCCGTTGGACCAGGCGGCCTCCCCGGCGGCCACGGCGCGGGTAGCGATGTTGCCATCGTCGCCGATGTAACGGATCGTGCCGGCGGTCCAGGACACGCGATTGAGCTGCGGGCTGTTATGCTCGAAGGTGATGTCGTCGACCTGGATCCCCCGCTGTCCGAAGACGCCCTTCTCGGCCAGGACGGTGCCGGTGCCCAACATGCCACCGTCGATCGTCGTGAGGTCTCCGGGGTTTCTCCAGTCGGAGAGCATCGTGTCGCCTTGGATCCGGATCTTTCCACCCTCAATCGCCACCGTTCCGGAGTTGATCAGGTGGGCGAGCTCCGGACATTCCGGGGTGGTGATCTCGGCCTCGACGAAGCCAAGCGAGCGATTGCCGGCCTGGTCGATCGTCCAGACACGCACCTGGTAGGTCTGCAGGGGAAGAACCGCCCACTCATAGTGGGGGGTGCTTGATCCGAAGCTGATCCAGTTGCCCCCGTTCTGCTTGATCTCGAAATCGAAGTAGGCAAAGTCCTCATCGGCCGCCGGGGTGAGCCGGGCGGCCAGGACCTGGCGCTGCACGACCCCGTCGAATTTCTCGATGAAAGTCGAGAGCTCCAGACCTTCCGGCACAACCGGCGGCTCGGTGTCGACCGTGGCGTGTGACTGGGCGAAGACCTCCTGGCTGTAGTTGAGTTCGCTCTTGCCGAACGTGTCGTAGAGCGCAACCCGGATGTATTTCGCCATGCCGGACTCGGTCGGGACCGACAGCTGGTTGCCGGACACATCGTAATCGGGTTCGCGCGCGGTCGGGTCGATACCAGGGGCGTCGGCCACCCAAACGAGCGAGCCCGCATAGTCGACGAGGCCTGTAGGCCAGCCGGCCTGGACAAAGCCGAAGCCACGGCTTGCGTTGACCAGAGGCGCGGCGGGCGCCGGGTTCTTGACGATGATGTTGGCCGGCTCCGACTCGTTGCCGAAGGCGTCGAAGGTCGTGATGACAAATCGAAGCTGACGGGTGGCCTGATCCCGGCGGATCATGGTTTCGTCGTAGGTGAACCCCGGGTTCCCCGTGAATTCCGTGCGGAGCAGGACCTCGTTCTGATTGAAGACGTCGATCTTGTAGGTGTGCATCACGGGATCCGGCTCGCCCGGCTCCCAGCGGATCTTGGCGAACGTGTCATCGAACAGATGGACCTGCCCGGCCTGCCCGCCGCCGTTGACCAGGGTGATGTTGCGGACAGGAGCGACGGCGCGAACCTCGCCCGACAGATCGATGTCCACGTAAGCCAGAGCGGATTTCTGTCCCGTCAGGGCGTTCGCCTGGATGGAGAACAGATACTTGCCGGGGTAGGTGTCGAACAGTTCGAACCGCGGTTCCTTGACCTGGCCGTGGTAGACCCACTCATCCTCGTTGTAGCGGGACATGACAGTGTAGCTGCGCACGAACTTGTTCGCATGACGCTCCCACTCCACGCGCAGGTTCTGGACCGCCCTGCCCTGCCGGATCTCGTACCAGGGGGTGATCCGGGGGTTGCCCACCGGAGACAGGTCGGTGCTGAACTCCGGCGGGTCGATCTGGACGGAGCCAGGAGCCTCGGCCGCCTGGGCATACTTGGTCCGGTTGACCTCGATCGCGGAGATGACCACGAGTTCGTCGGTGCTCTTGTCATCACCCCCTTCGCCCTCACCGATCGCCAGCACGCGGTAAGGCTTGGCGTTCTGCCCGATGGAGAACACGGCCTGGTCGGGCACACCTTCCTCGGGAAGGTCGTCGAGAAGCTTCAGAACTCGGGTCGCGTGACCAAACGAGGTCGGGTCGATGCGAAGGGTGGCGAGTTCAAAGTCGTTCTGGTTGACCACCAGCTTGTGGTCGAAACCGGCTTCCAGGTAGACCGGGTCGCGCAGGAACACGGCGCGGGGGCCGTCCGTGCCTGCAATGCGGCCCGTGATCACCTCGTCCATCGTGTCGTCGGAGATGAGGATGATGTCGTAGGGTTCGAGATAGAGACCCTCACGAGCTGTCTCGAACGTGACGGTTTCCACCTCCGTCTGGTCGGACAGGAGCTTCACCGTAGCGCGATAGACCGCCTCGTCGGCATTGTTGCAGCCAACGGCAATGAAGTCGTCCGGTGCCCGGCCATAGGTGCTGATGGCCCGCTGGTCGAAGACCCGCCGGCGGTCCTCCTTGTAGAAGAGTGCGGGGTTCTTGAATGCGACGGTGTAGTCGTTGATCCGGCTCTCGACCTCGGTATAGGCGTACTTGAAGATGCCGTTCTTGACGTTCTCCTTGGCGAACAGATGGACGGCCGGAGCGTCGTGGTCGATGCGCAGCCGGGCATAGCCGTTGCCGTCGTCGAAGAACCGGCCGCCAAAGATACCGAAGATGTAGGTCGCGAGCTCGCGGGCTGACTGCGGTTCCTGGATGAGCTGGTTGAAGGTGAACTGTGGCCGGCCGTTCGGGAGGCGACGATCGCACCACCTGCCGGCTTCGTAGACGTCGAACGGGTCAAGCGTCACCGGATATGTGGAGTTCATGCCGTAGACGTCGTTGTCGACCAGGTCGTAGCCGACGTAGGCCGGGTTGTCCGTATATCCGATCTTCCAGGTGCCATCCCACACGCCGTCATAAGTCCTGCCAGCCGGTTCGTAGTTCGACGGGATCTTGACCTCGCGGCCCTGGAAGACGCCGGAGAACTGCGGAACACTGGAGAACTGGTCGGTGGCCCGCCCGATCAGGTGGGCGACGGCCAGGTTGGGGAACCGCATTGGTTCCGAGCGGATCTCCTGGATGGACTCGAGGGTGACGTCCGTGCGGTCGTCAGCGCTGGCCGAGCTGTCCGGCGAGGCCTTGTTGACCCGCACCTCATAGGGCACGCCAATCCGGTCGACCTTGATCTTCACTTCACGAACGGCGTTGGCCGTGATCTTCTCGTTGATCCGCAGCCACCCGTTGTGGGAGATGACATTGTGACCCTGCGTCGGATCGTAGGTCCCTTCCAGGGACAGTGTGCTAACCCAGGCACTGCCGTTGAACCACAGGGTCCGCTTCTCAGTCCGATTGTACCAGAGGTCGCCGATACGGGCGCCGGTGGGTGTCGCCGAAGTCCAGAAGTAGATCTTCCGCTTCGGTATTTCACGGGACGGGTCGATCAGCGCGACGTAGAGCGGATCCAGGAACTCTGCATATTCCCGGCCGGGGTTCTCATCGACCAGGAGATCGTCGGGAATGAAGAATTCACCGTTGCTGTAGAAGCGCGGGGAGAAATTCCCCTCCGCTGTGTCGATCCACCAGAGGCGGTGACCGTAATTGCTGCCGAGGCCTCGCTCGTCCGTGGTCGGGTTCGGCCGGACTGTCTGGTCGTAGATGACCTGCTGGCGGGCGGTGTTCGCCGCCGACTGGACGTCTCCGCGGTGGGTGATCCGTAGTGAGTTCTGGAGCTCCTCAACCGTCGTGCCGGTGTTGACATAGAGGATGCCCGGCCGCCACTCGGTCTCGTCGGTGGCCTTGTACTCGATCATGATATCGAGCTGGTTTGCACGGGCGCCATTGTCAGTCGAGCGGACGAGCGACTGAATGACGAAGCGGAGCTCCAGCCAGTCGATGTCGATCTGCGTGCCCTGCCGGACGATCGGTACGTTCTGAGACAGGGCCGTATTCACGGTGACGCTGGTGGCCTGGCCCCCAAGACGGGGAAGGATCAGTTCCCCGAGGTTGCTGCCCTTGTGGATCGCGAGATCGAAGTCCTTGAAGTTCGCGGTCCCGTTGACATTGAGCAGCGGGGTCTCACCGATGTAGTAGTTCTTGGCGGAGTTGTCCTTCAGGCCCCGGATCGGACCTTCGGTGAGACCAAGGACGACCTCAATGATGTCGTCGCTGAAATAGCTGTCAGGCTTGTTCTCGGGGGTCTTGCCTCCCCCCATGCCACCGCCGCCAGAGAACGTCTTCATTCGCTCGACTTACCTTCCGACCAACGCTTGCGCATCCAGGCCAGACGCTCGACGGCCTCTTCAGGGTCGAACTCCCACCGGATGTAGTTGAGGGGCGAGCGCGCATAGGGGTCGATCAGCGCGACCGGGCAGGTGTAGAGATTGAGGTTCTCAGCGCCGATCGCGTCACCGAAGCTGTCGATCTCCTTGTAGGTGCCGACCTGAACGGCATGGAAAGCACGCTCCGCACCGGGGTGGGCGCCGAGGGTGTAGCCGGCGGAGTGGATGTGGCCGGCCACGTAGATGTCGTGCTGTCCGTCGAACAGCGCCTTCTTCACGGCGCCGAAGTTCTTCAGGTACATCGAGTTGCCGGGGAAGCCGTGGGCTGCGTAGATGCCGAGCTTGCGACCATTCGGGAACCGGAGGCCGACACGGGCGCGCCAGTCGCGCTTCGCCCCGGCGTTGCCGGCCAGCATCTGGTCGAGGATCTTGGAGTGGCCGGACCACAGATCGTGGTTGCCGTAGATCACGAACATCCAGTTCACGCGCTGCAGGAAGTATTCGACGAGGGCGCGCGCTTCGGCACCATCGGTCGTCTGCTCCGACCAGAGGCGGGCCAGGCGGCCGGACCAGTTGTTCCACATATCGCCCAGGCAGGAGGCAAACAGGCCCTCGTGCCGGCCGTCGAAGATGTCGGTGTGGCGAAGCAGGAGCGGAATGTTGCAGCCGTCGCTGTCAACATGGGGGTCGCCCATGAAGCCCAGACCGATCGGGCCGTCGATGTTGACGGAAACGGGGATCAGCTTGTCGTGCTAACGCTGCTTGTTCTTCTTCTCGAAGACCTTGATGCGACGTTCCAGGAGCTCCTCGATGTCGACCACCGGACCATCGTCGACCGTGAACGGCAGGTCGGCCTTGTCTTCCTCCGTGGGCATGTTCGTCAGCGCCCGACGAAGGGTACGCTCCGAGATGTTGAAGCCCTGACTGCGAAGAAGACGCTCCGCGGGGCGGAAGCCGCCGGCCTTGCTGAATGCCGCGAGCATCGTGGGTTGATCTGGTTTCATTACCGTCCGTCCGTTTCGATTGCGTCGGTGTCGAAGGAGAGGTAGTGGCCGTAGATCAGGTCCTCTCCATACAGGATCGGAATGCGGGTCCCGATCTCCACCGTGTTGCCGGGAGCGCCGAGATAGCGCGACTTCTTCTGTTGATCCTCACTGTCAGGTGTAGGCATCAGAAACTGGGCCAGGCCGCCAAGGAGCATCAGCGCGCCGGCCTGCATCAGCCAGGCTGCGCCCATGAACCAGCCGACTGCCAGCAGGGCGGCGCCGAGAAGGATCTGCATGAAGCCCCCCTTCTTGCCACCAGTGAACTGCGGGACGAGATGGACTTCACCATCCTTTGCGGGGCGATAGAGATCCTCCAGGCGGTCGCAGCCGACGACGCGCGCACGGTGTCGGCCGTGGACAGCGTTCGGCTTGAAGCCGGGGAGTTGGCGGGTGACGATGGTGACCGCCTCCGCGACGGTAGCTGCTACGACCTCGATCGGGCCTTCATGGAACTGGGAGAAATAGCCGTGGAGATAGACCTTAACCTTCATCCGCCCACTTGGTGTCCTCAAGGACCCTGCCCTGTTCGACCCGGTACGAGGTGACCCCGTCCGTGCCTATGATGAGGTGGATCCATTCCGGCCAGTTGCGGAAGCCGTACCAGTCGTTTGTCGACAGGTTGGAGTCCGTGGCCGGGTGCGTGTGCCAGCTGGCGACCACGTTCGGATATTTGATCAGGTCCTCGCCCGACACCTCGAAGCCGTTGTCCGGCTCGTGGCACTGGTTTTCGACTTCGACGATCTCTCCGGTAGCGAGGATGAAGCCGACCCGTTCAGGGCCGTCCGTCAGCTTGGTCTTGAGTTCCGGAATGAGTTGCTCGAAGTTCATCTAGTAGCTTCTGCTTGCTTGGCGAGAGGAAGTCTCGTAGATCCTGCTTCGATGTTCTCTTGAGAGAAAGATCCGGAACATCTTGATGTCGGTAAATGCCAACACAAGTGTTCCGGACCAGTCCTCTGAAAGGAGCCACCTCAGACAACCTTCCGTGGAGATGGTGGATAATCTCGCCGTTTTCAACGAAGATGGAGCAGTGATTTCCAAAAGTGGAGTCGATCGCTGATACCGCAACGTCGCCGAACTTGATCTCCGATGGATGCACGGAGATTTCTCGAAATCCGGCGGCCATGTAGTTCTCTTGGAAGAGATTTAGACCGCGCAGGTAGAAGTCCTCTGGACGGGCGAAATTCGGCACATCGATGTCGAAGACATCGCGATAGAAGTCGCGGAGAAGCGCGAAGCAATCACACACTCGCCATTTGAACGGTCGGCCGAGAAGATGCTGATAGTCCATTAGCTGAGCCTCACCATCGGGAACTCCGGCGGGATGAACTGGCGGGCCGGGAGCCGGACGTTCGGTCCTTCCGACATCGCGCGGAGTTCGAGGGTAATCGTCTGGCCGACGGTGACGTCAGCAACACGCGAGACGTACCACATGCGCTGCTGGTAGATCGGCACATCCTCTTCGATATGCCGGAGCAGGACACGGCGCCGGATGATCGTGGCCCGATCCAGGAGGCGTTGCCGGATCAGGCTGGAGAACACACCTTCCGGATTGATCAGTTGCAGTCTCGGCCGGGCTTCCTCGTCGTCGGCCGAACGCTTCTCACCGGACAGCTTGATGCCGAACATCTCCCACTC